GTGACCCCGTTATGGCTGGCTTTGACGCAGAAGGATAAACACTATGAATATATGGAACTGGATTACCGCAAACTGGCAAGAGATTGTCGCCGCTGTTGGTGGCGTTGTCTTGGCCGCACGCATCATTGTTAAACTTACCCCCACCCCCGCTGACGATTCTTTCTTGGAAAAGATTGTGTCTTTCCTAAAGACAATCGGGCTAAATATCAAATAATCTTTTGTGCTGCGTGCAATCCTTGAGATCATCGCAGCCGTGTTTCGCATCATCCCAGGTTGGAAAGATAAGCGCACCCAGAACCTTGAAGGCGATTGGCGCAAGAACCGTGATGCTATTGACGGCGATCTGCCTGGTGAGTCTTGGTGGTTGCGCAACAACGACCCCAGTAACAAACACAACGGGGGCAGTTGAGTCCTTAATGCGAGATGAAAACTATTCTGCTGTCCGTACTGCTGATCCAAAAGTACGCGCTTGGGCAAAGCGTGCTTTACATTACGTCAACGATCTGTCATTTGAATTGAGTAGGGAGCGTAACAAATGAACCCATACGATTTGTTGAGAGAGCCGTTTCAAAGCGAGCTAGATTATTTTGACAAGAATAGAAATGTAACTGGGATGGCTGCTGAAGATAATAAAATTATTCTTAATCCATATTCGAGCCTAAACGAGCAACAAAAAGATTCCGTAATCAAAAACGAAGCAACAAGAATACTTATTAGAACTGGTCAAGTAGAGAAGCCTAGCTTTGATCTTACGGAAGAACAGAATAAATATCTTGATAATAGTACATACAAAAACGCAAGTGAAGATGACAGAAAAGCAACTATAGCGGCAAGGCTGTTTACTGGAGATACTAGCGGTCAAAATGCGACAGAAGACCAAATGAATTATATTTCAAAACTTTCTGATTTCTTTAATAAGGATAACAAATGAGCGATAAATATACCCGCCGCACTGAATATCATGAGCGCATCATTGATAGCTTAAACCAGCGCGAGACTTGGGAGAACCGCCAGCGGTTGTTTTACCAAGCCAGATACTTTGGGGTTAGGCGCAAGACTAAACCTTGGCCTACCGCCGCTGACCTTCACGTTCAGCTAATTGACGGCGCGATTGAGAAGTTAAAACCTAGCTTCGTCAACAGCGCAATTGGCAATGACATCCTTTCCAGCTTCGTCCCGATGCGCCAGCAGTTAACCCCGATTACCGTATCTGCCGAGCGTTGGTTTGATTACAAGATGCGCGAGCAGTCTAACTTCCAGAAGGAGATTGTTTCGGTCATCGACAACTTGCTTCTCTACGGGCGCGGGTTAGCCAAGGTAGTCTGGAACGAGGACAAGAAGCAGATTGCCTTTGAGGCAATTGACCCGTTCCACGTGGTCGTACCGGCTTACTGCAAGAACTTGGCGGATGCAGATTTCATCGTTCACATCATTTCTATTTCAGTCGACAGCTACAAGACCAACTCGCTTTACAAGCAGGACAAGGAATTTGTCAAACGCATCAGCGGCAAGGTCAACGAATCGGTTGGGCTACGCAGCGAGATTCAAGATGAGATTTACAGGCGGGAGGGGATTACGCAGGAGTCGGGCAATGACACTATCATCTTGTGGGAACTTTACACCCCGTCCAAGGACGGCTGGAAGGTTGAAACCTACAGCCCGCTGGATGTGGAGACGGACGTTAGAAAACCTTTCACCTTACCCTACGAACACGGCGAACCACCTTTTGTCGATTTCCCCTATGAGTTGACAGGGGGCGGTTGGTACAGTCCCAGAGGAGTCGCAGAAATCCTCCTCCCTGGTGAGAACCTGCTCAACAAACTCAAGAACTCATTGAGCGACTACGTTGAACTGGCCAACCGACCCGTCTTTGAAGCACAGAATCCGATCTCGCTCAACACGGCAAATCTAAAGATGCAACCTGGGCAGATCCTGCCCCAAGGCTTAAAGCCCGTACAATTTAGCCAACCACCCTTCGACTTCCAGCGTTTGATGATGGAGGAGAAGATGTCGGCTGAACAGCGCATGGGTCAGTTTGATATGGGTGCTAGCTCGCAGTACCAAATCTCGGATCGCAAGACTGCGACTGAGGTTGCCGCTATCCAAGCCCAAGCGGCTGCTTCGGGCGATCTGCGCAACCGCATCTTTAGGATGAGCCTGTCGCACTTGTTTAGGCAGTGCTGGTCGCTTTATGTGCAGTACGCCAAGGAGGACTTGCTGTTTAGGTACGCTGAAGAGACTGGTCAGATGGTTCCAGACGGCATCCACGCTGAGTATTCGATTGAGCCAAAGGGCGGGCTGGACTTTATCAACCGCCAGTTTGCCTTGCAGAAGTCAGTAGCGCGGATGCAGATGTTCCAAAATAATCCTTTTGTCAACCAAGGCGAACTGGTTAAATCAGTGCTTGAACAAGACGATCCCTCGCTGGTCCGCAGACTCTTCCAAGATCCGCAAGCCGCTTCTGGAGACCAAGCTGAAGATCAAGCGACTGAGATTGCAACGATGCTCGCCACTGGATTCCCAGTCGCAATCAAGCCTAGCGACGATCACAAAGCGCATATATCTGTTCTGTTCGCATTTAACCAAGCGGCTCAACTGCGCCAGCAGCCGGTCGACCAGAGTGCAATGCAAGTTCTAATGGCGCACTTACAACAGCATTTGCAGGCGTTGGAACAGATCGATCCCAACACATCCCGCGCTATCCAGAAACAGCTTCGTGATGCGGCCAAGGCAGACACTCGCCAACAAGGGCAAGCGGTAGGGGCAACACCTACTGAGGGTCAGCCGATGCAACAGGCCGCGCCGATGCCTGCTTGAGCGTACCCTTAATGCGTACAGCGTCGCAACAAGACGCACTTCATGCACTCGGTAAATTTGCAAAAGCGCACTGCCCCTGTGATAAGGCAGTTGAGGTTGGGGTATACGGCGGGGAAGCGACAATTATATTTGCCGATTACTTCCAGCAAGTCATCGCCGTTGATCCTTGGATTGATGGATATGATGATGCTGACTGTGCAAGCAACTCTTGCAGTCTTGAATTGGTGTACCAGTCCTATCTGGCAAGGATTAAAGACAAGCCAAACATCACTACGATTCGGCAAAAGAGTTTAGATGCGCTGGCTCTAGTGCCAGACAAATCAATTGACTTTGTATATATTGACGGCAATCACCAGCATGAAATGGCGTTGCAAGACATACAGGGCTGGCTACCCAAGGTGAAGGCTGGCGGGATTATGTCTGGACACGATTACAATATGCAGACTGTTAACGATGCTGTTTCCAAGGTTTTCCCAGGCAAAGAGGCGTTTTTGTTTGCCGACCATAGCTGGGCAATACCAGTATGAGAAAACTCCGCGCCATCCTATCCTTTATCCGTCACCAAGCGTGGGTTAACGAGCCTGTGTGGAACAGCGAGGACGAGAAGGCGTGGACTGGATTCCTCACAACCCCCACCGGCTTAAAGTTATCTGCCATCTTGCTTAACCTTACTTTACGCAATAACGCTTCTGCCACCGAGAAGGATAGCGAGGCACTTGCGTTGGCTTGCGGGTATGCTAAAGGCTTTAGGGGATGTGTAGCGGTTCTCGAATCGTTTGCATCCCGAAAAACAAACTCGCCCATCCAGACCGACGATACGGATGGGGTCGAAGGACAGATCGTCGATTAACCTACTACTGGGAATGACTCCCCTGGTGGCAGTGTAAGAAAGGGTCAAAATGGCGGAATTGACTAACCTATCCGAAGCAGATGTATTGGCTTTAGCGAAGGCGGCAGATGAAGGCACGGAACTCGCGCCCACTCTGTCACAAGTTGAAGCGGTAACAGAAACTAAGGAGACGGCCAGCGGCGATACCTTGGAGACACCCGCGACTCCCGAAACCACCGAAACTAAATCCACATCAGATGATGTGGTGACGGATGAGGTCCCTAAGACTGAAACCGTATCAACCAAAAGTTCTTTAACAACGCAATCTGATGAATCCAAGTCGGAGTCGGCTTCCGAAAAGAAGCCAACACGATATGAGAAAGCAAAGTCGCGTCTTGAAAAGGAATGGGAAACACTGCGAGCAGAGAAAGCCAAGTTGCAGGCCGAGCGGGAAGCCGCCCAGGCCTCGGTTGGAAAAGCTGCTGCGCAGGAGAAACAAACTTCAACTCGCAAGTTTAGCGCGGAAGATTATCGGGAAGCAGCAAAGAGCTACCGTGATGAAGGCCGCGATGATCTTGCAAAACTCGCTGAAAACAAAGCCAGCGAGATTGAGGTTGAGTACAGGAAAGAGCAAGAGGAGAATGTCAAAGGCGAGCTAAAGTCCGCCTGGGACAAGAACCTTTACGAAGAGGTCGAGGCTAACCCCGATCTCAAAGACTCTTCCACCAAACTTTACAAGGCGGTATCGGAGATGCTACAGAACCACGCCATCCTGCGTAATTACCCAGCGGGGATTAAGGATGCGGTGGGCATCGCCAAGATTAGGCTTAAAGCGGAGTCCGCCTCCGATTTGGAAAAGAAGGTTGCAAAGTATGAGTCAGAATTGGCTCAACTTAGAAAGGCCACGACACCGGCAAGCGGTCAGCCTTCTGCACCCGCCCGACAGAAACAGTTTCACGAACTGTCCAGCAATGAACAGGAAAAGGAGTTGTTACGAATGGCAGCGGAAGCAGACAGGATGGGAGTTTGACAGGTTAGTGGTACAGGAAAAATAAAATGGCTAATGTTACTACAGGCTCTGTCTCTTCACAGTTTCAGGCCTTCTTCTCAAAGTCACTCTTAGAGAGGCAAATCCCCTTGCTCCAGATGGAGCAGTTTGCCCAAAAGGTTCCGTATCCGACGAAAACTGGCGGGAATCGCACGGTCCGCTTTTTTCGTTTTGACAACCCCAGCATTGCTTCAATCATCTCGCTGTCGGAAGGCACGAGTCCTACTGCTGGTACGGGCGAGCGTCAGCTCACCCTCTCCACAGTCGAAGCCACGTTGGAACAGTTCGGATCTAGCATCGTCCTCACCGACGTATTGCTGGCCACCGAGCTATTCAATCACTTGGCCCAGGCTACTAAGCAACTCGGTGAAGATGCAGCTCTCCATGCCGACACCCTCTCGCACCGCGCGTTGGTGTTGAACACGACTGCCTCCACGACTGCTGGTACGACTGTCTCCACGTCGTCCTACGTGCGCTACGCACAGAACGGAACCAACGGAACCAACTTCCAAGCGGCATCCACGGCTAACGCCTCGATGACTGCTTTGGATCTTTTGGATGCCGCGACTGCCCTCAAGGTCAACCGCGCTCCCAAGATCAAAGATGGTTACGTCCTCGTTGCTCCTCCTCAGGTCACCCGTGACTTGATGAACGACGATGACTTCCTGCGCGTTTCCTCCTACAGCACTCCCGAAGCCATCTACAAAGGTGAAGTCGGTCGTCTGTTCGGCGTGAGCGTAATCGAAACTACCAACAACTTAACGGCTGGTACTGCCGCTTTCGGTGTAAACACCGAGGCAACCGGCTCTAACTTTGCAAGCATCGTACTCGGTGGGCAAGCCTTCGGCGTGCCTCACATGACAGCGGTTGCGGCCACTGGCTCGCCTTACGCGCCTAAGGTCACAATCCTCGATGCTCCTGACAAGTCGGACATCTACGGTCAGCGCACCATCGCATCGTTCAAAACCTTCTATACTGCGAAGCAATTGAACCCTGCGTTCTACCGCGTTGTCTGGTCGAAGTCTAACTTCGCCTAAGTTATCTATATGGGAGCCATGCTAGTAATCGGTATGGGTCCTCGGAAAGCTGGGGAGGGTAAAACCTCCCCAGCCTCTTCCAGCGAGAAATCTATGCCCAAGGAAGGTCTTGTTCGCTTGCCTATGTCCATGCTTGAGATGGATGGTGGTGAAGGCGAAATGACTCCTCCAGAGGCGGGTGACTCGGTGGAACTCACTGGCACAGTCGAAAAGGTTGACGGCGATACTGTCTTTGTCCGCATCAATGATGCGATGGCGGAAGCAGAGCCGATGGCTGAAGTAGATGAAGAGTCAGAGATGTCCGAAGAGGATAAAATGCGTAAGTTGGCAGAGGAAGCTGACGAGGAAAGCTACAGCTAATGCCGATCTACCAGTACACCGACACCCGTAACGGATCAGTCGTTGAACTGGAGAAAACGGTTGCTAAGAGGGATTCGGTCCCTAGCTATCTGAGAAGGTCGACTGTGCCACAACGTTTGACAGTATTTGGAACGGGAGAATCCCCGACCGATCCAACGCTGTCGAATACATCAACAATTATGAAGGGGTACTACAAACAAGAACAAAAACTTGGGAGTAGGTTCAAAAGCGACTTTAGCGCGGATCAAGTGAAACGTGCCTGGGGTCGCAAAGGAGACTAATATGTCAGATAGAAATGTTCGTAGCGGACAACTTGCCAAGAGCAGGCCGTTTAAGGTGAATAGCAAAGCCGAGACACAGCTTGTGGAAATCACCAGCGTGGCTACTGGCGGAACATTTAGCACGAATGCTACCAGCACTGGCGCATTGTTGCTCAAAGTAAACGGAACAGCGGTAAAGATTCCGTTCTACACAGCGTAATCATGTCCCGCGCTTTAGATAAATTCCAGGGTGGCAACGGGTTTACCGTTGGCACGACTGGCACTGCGGCTTCTGGTTATTGGGCGATACAGATGCTTGCCGACACCACGTTTACTACTATCAGCGGAAATTTCGATGGTACGCTGACAGGTATATCAATTGGTTCCGGCAACATCATCTACGGCGAGTTTAACAGCTTTACGGCTGGAACTGGCCGAGTGATTGCCTACAAATCGGCCTAATGGAATTAGCAGTCAACCCGCCAAAGGTTCAAGTCCTTGGCGGGTGATTGCATTGTAATTTTATGCCATCGCTAAGTCTTAATGTTGGATTAAACAACGGAAGAAAACTGCCTTTTGGCGGAGCCGCACCCAGCGGGATTCCTGTGGCGAGTACGGGAAGTGTGGTCATATCTGGGAATGCAACCTTCAATGGAACAGCAGTCAAGAAGGTTAACCCACAACAATGTTTTGGCGATCCTGCATCTGGAGGAAGATTATTTGTGTATTCTGGAGCAGTATATGCCTACGGGCTTAGTGAAAATGCTGGTAAGGTTTTAATTCCACCACAAGCATTGATTACCGATGACCTTATTTTTGGAACTCCAGATAAATTAAACACTCCGTCTGGCACTTGGAGGCTTGTGGATGCTTCGTATGATGGAGCAGAAGATACATATTTTATCTTATCTACTGTAAACAACGCATCCACAGACGCAAACTACATCCCCACAACTGGCTGGTCTCCATCCATCACCATCACCGCCGCTTGATGAACCACACCTAGCGTGTTAAACTAAAAAGGACAAATATATGGGCTGGCAAACTAACCGCATCTTGGAGACTATTGGTACTGCCACCGGCGGTACGCAAAGCATTAACTTTAACCTCGAAGCAATCGAGGCTTTGATGGTTACATTGCAGGCTGACGTTGCTGATGGCATTCGCCCGCCCAACTCTACAACTGGCGGAACTGGTCCGACCGACTTCACCTCGACTAGCTACGGCACGATTGCAACGGCAAGCACTGGCAGGCTGGGATGCACGATCTTCAATTCTGGCCCAGGCACGCTCCATGTAACCTTAGGCACAGCGACAACCAGCACATCAGTTTTCACGGCCAGACTAAGTGCTGGAGACTACTACGAAGTTCCATTCAACTACACTGGCTTGATTGGCGGTATCTTTGCCACGGCTGGAACTGCTGAAGTGACGCAGTTGAGCTAGGAGTAGGCGATGCCTCTTTTCAAAAGCCTAGACACAGGCCTTCAAACTCTTGGAATTTTTCCAAGCATAAGAAAGTTTGTAATTGCCGTACAAGATGTAACAAATTCAGCAACATTTACAGACTCGACAACTTTACAAGCTGATTTAATTGCTGGTGCCACTTATGATTTTGAAACTCTTGAGCTTATTGGCTCTAGTGCCTTCGCAACAGCGGGGGCACAATCACAGTTAGCTTATACTGGAACTGGTACTTTTTATGGGGCAAAATTTAGGGGTGGAGCATCAAGCGTTGAGCCTATAAATAATGCCCCAAGTTGGGGCGGTTCTAGCGATAGCGTAAATGGTGCC